GTTTTTTGCGACCTTTAGAACATCACGTGTATCGTGCTATTGCCGATATATATGGTGAACCTACGGTTGCAAAAGGGTTTAATTCTGCCCAACTAGGTAAAATCATTAGTGACAAGTGGGATAAGTACTCTTCTCCCGTTGCAGTTGGTCTCGATGCTTCACGCTTCGACCAGCACGTGGGTGTTCAAGCACTTAAGTGGGAACACTCAGTGTACAACGGTGTATTTAAGAGCCCTGAATTAAGACGATACCTAACATGGCAACTTAGAAATGTTGTTCGTGGGTATTGTCGTGATGGGACCCTTAAGTATGTAGTAGATGGGTGCCGTATGAGTGGTGATGTTAATACCGCTCTCGGCAATTGCCTTTTGATGTGTGCGTTGGTCCATGCTTATGGTAAACACGTTGGTGTGCCGCTATCGTTAATTAACAATGGCGATGATTGTGTGGTTATTTTCGAGAGTCATTACCTGAAACAGTTTTGTATTGGGTTAGATGCATGGTTCTTGGAAATGGGGTTCAACATGAAAGTTGAAGCTCCGGTCTACCACATGAGCCAGATTGAGTTTTGTCAAACTCATCCAATCTGGACACCAAACGGTGTTGTCATGGTGCGTAATTTTCCGAAGTCTTTAGCGAAGGATTGTCTCTCGCTTAAACAACTGGGATCTCGTGCTGTGTCCAAAGCTTGGATTGATGCTGTTGGCCAGGGTGGATTGTCTATGTCAGCTGGTGTTCCTGTGATGCAGGAGTTTTATTCTGCTTATATCCGGAATGCCAACCGTATAGATTTAGTCCGCCATAACCGATTTAGTCGGTCTGCCAACAGACGTCACAAAACCGTCGAAATTGAAGGGGGTCTTAGTTGGTTGAGTAATGGTATGAAAGGTCACTATTCACCAATACACCCAAAAACTCGTTATGAATTCTATTTAGCTTTCGGTATCCTCCCTGATCAACAGGAGAACATCGAAAATTACTATAGGAATATCGAGTTTGGTGTAGAGGTCAAGCGTCATAGACTTGACCTCCTGCCACAATGGTTCTAGTGGGAATTGGGTCGCTGGATTTAAATGGACCAAAACGTTTGGAGCAATCCTGTAAATATTTACGTGCTAATCAGAATGCCGAGAGACTGCACGGCTCCTCCCTTAGGGGATCCAGCGATGAACAGTCCGGGCGTCATATACCGGATCCAATACAATATGACAAAACGACGAAATCGAAAGCGATCACCCCAAAAGAAACGTGCCCCCCGGCGAGCTGCACCCAACTCATATTCTATGAGGCCTGGTGAGTATGCTACGCCTGGAGGTGGCACAGTGCAAGTCCCTGCCGCTTATGGTGGGGCAAGAGGGAAGAGAAATATCTTCCCTCTTTCTCGTGGTGTTGGTGGTAATATGCGCGTAGCTAATTTTGAGCAAATGATTGCGCTCACTGGGAGTAATGGTACCTTCAATGTTGGGGGTTATCAAATTAATCCCGGCCTGTCCACACAATTTGCTTGGCTTAGCTCCATTGCCGCGAATTACCAGGTATTCAAGATACATTACATGCGGTTTGTTTATGTGCCCGCATGTCCAACAACCACGAGTGGAACAAC